ATACCGCACAAGTATTTTATAATTTATTTTGTTAAAGTTTTACTAATTAATATCTATTAGTTCACCGTGCCATTTTTTATTGTCTAAATACCATTGCAATTCTTTTGATATATTGGCTCGATGTTTAAGCCTGATAATATAATCACACCGTTCAAACGCTCTTTTGTAGTTCTCGACTCCCAACCGCAATTGGTTATTGATATGGTTTTTTTAGGGTTATTATATTTATAAGCTATTGAATTTCCGTGATACTTTAATATTGTTACATTTGGCAAAACTTCAACGCTCATATTTGATTTACTAAATTTCTTACCGTTTAAAAATGCTTTTACTGATTCTATTGTTAATTTTCTCATATTCTTATTATTTAATTGTTATTTTATTAGAAGTGTAAAGTACTACCTTTGATTAAGATTTCATTTATTAATACTGTTACTAATGGTAGTATAATTGTTATTACTACTGATAATCCTATTTTCGTTACTGTGTCTAAGTTTTTCATAATGTTTTATTTAAGTGTTATTATTTGTTTTGTCAAAGATAGTTATTATTTTTAATATAACAACTATCTTTTATATTTATTTTTATTTATTTTGTCTCAAGGTATTTATTGAATACTATATTTTTATAATTTAAAGGTAATAAACCAAAGTCTAAATTAAATAAGTTATTAGATATTTTACTTATTAAGTTGATATTTTCGCTTTCAATCAATTTGTTCAATCTTGAATTAGTTCTAAATGTTTTCATAATGTTTATTTTAAGTTATTGTTTCTCTTTGTTGGTACAAATATAAAACCTTTTTAGATACTACACAAATTTATTTAATATTATTTGTTATTTATATTCATTCTAAATAAGGAGTATAAACAGTATATTTAGATTACTATATTAAGGAACGCACGCACGTGTACAATAATTATTTTAAACTACCAAATTTTTAACAATAATTTAACTCCCTTAAAGATTCTTTTTTAATACGCAAATTTCTGTCTATAGGATATAAACTATTATGGTCGTATAATTGCACCCTGTTAACGCATACGAATTTAATTTTAATAAACCTAATAAATATGAATAAAATAATGAATAAAAATAGTTTTGAATATCCTAATAATTTAACAGTTATTTATGAAATAGTTTCTAACAACCAAAACAACGAATCAGAAACCCCCTCTTGTTAAACAGACCCCCTCTTGTTAAACATACGTAATTTTTTCACCTATATACAAATTTTTCACACTATGAAGCATACATTAGTAATACGAGCAAATAAAAATATACAAAAGTGGTTATTAAATACAAACGTCAGCCCTGAGTTGACTGACGCTTTAATAAATAAGATTATAGATAAATACCACCCTGAAGATTGGTGGATTGATGATGGTTGGGACGACTCCCTCTTGTTAAACAGACCCCCTCTTGTTGAACAGCTTACTTAATATTATATACTCCTTTGTTCTTACCTTGAGCAAGGTGCATAACAGCATATCTAAGTGCATCTAAGAAGTGATTGTACTTATCAATAGGCACAGACCCTTTTTCTTTCCAAGTATAATGATTTAGTTCCCTTATTATACCGTGAGACTTAGGGTCAACTATTATTTTATAGTCTTGTAACAGGGCAATCCCTGATAGGATTGACCCCTTAACTTGTTTAGCTCCCTGTATATTACAGCCACCATCTCTAAGCTCCTTTATAAGTCTAGGCTCGTGATTATCTGCAATAACAAGTCCTAACCCTGCGTGTAAGCGATTCTTACGTGATATCTGAGACGTATTCATACCTGCCTTACCGAAACACTCCTTAACGAATATCTCTCTCTTAAAATCATCTACAGAGACTTTTACTAGGGTAGTCAAATCCTCAGACCAACCAAAATCCTGTCCATAGCAGGTTTTGTTAAGCTCTATATAGTTACCTTTCTCCCAATTAGAATAGACTGTACCTGACATCTTCTCAAGCCAACCACCTAATACCTGATGCTCATACTTGTCAATGTTCTTTAGCTTCATATCATATATGCTATCTAAGAAACTATCAGGTAAGTTCTCTTTGTTATCCTTGTAAGTTGTATGAATGTACGTTACGTTGCCTTTAACACCGTTAAAACCTGCTTCTACTCCTGCATCCTGAAAGAATCTTTTGTATATCCAATGCTCTTTAGTGGCAGGGTTAAGTATAAGTATAACTCTATTCTGTACCTTTTGACTACGTACAGATAAGTCAATCTTATCAAAAGTATTCTCATCATTAAGCTCCTCTGCTTCATCTACAACAAATGTACTAACACCTGCTAAAGACTTTAGAGCTGCTGTCTGATTACCTGACGCAGTCTTAATCCCTTTAAATATTATAGAGGACTCTGTAGTTACATTAATTATCTCAGCCTTATTCACTCTGAAATCATCGTGTATACTCATTGTTTCAATCTTCTCAACAAACTCAGGTATAATAGACGTATGAGCTGATGACATTGTATAACGAGTGAAAAGCACTTTGTGGTGCTTTCCATAAGTTAGATTATTTAAAAACAAACCAACGCCATAAGACTTACCTGAACCACGACCTCCTGTGATTATATAGTACCTAGTAGTTCCTTCAAATAAAGGAATGTATTTAGGATTTAGAGTTACTTTACTCATTCTTCTTCGTGTGTTATGTCTAGAGTATCTTCTTTAGGTTGAGGTACGTTAAATTGAATAACAGGAGCTTTAGTAGCTACCTGTCTCTCTTCTTTACGTTCTCCTGATTTACCATATTGATACTCCATTATTTTCTCCATAGCTTTCATATTGCCTTCCATAGCCATCTCAGCTAACTTATCCCATATACCATCTTCTGAGCCAAATATGTTTTTAATAGCTTTGCTAGATAGATTCTTAGCTCTATCCTTCTTAGCTTTAGTAACTATGGGTGCAGGTAAGTTCTTGTCAGGTATGACTTTAACTCTAACCTTACGCTTGTTACTACGTCTCCCGTCATTGGGTCTTTTATTGTTGTTCTGCATACTATATAATAAAATTTAAGGCTTTTTGTTCACTTGAGCATACTTATGTAAGTATAACTCTCTAATCTTTTCGTATAACTCGTCTCCTTGATTATACAAAACGTCTCCTGTCTTTACCAACTTTCCCTGCTTAAACTGTATCTTAACCTTAGGAACAAACTTAAGAGCTTTAGACTGTCCTTCAACGACAACAGGATAGAAGTATAAACCCCTATCCCAACAGTATCTTATTGCATCTATTAAATCTATATCAAATAGATAATCTGTACTTACTTTTTTAGCCATATATTATTTAGTCCATCTATTAAAAATTCTTCTTATAAGGAAGCTCCTAGTTATACCTACAGCCATAAAAATTAATGTTATAGATATGTTCTCTCCCATTGTTACAGGTATACCCATTAAAGGATATATAATCATTTGTATTCCTACGGAAAGAGTGAAGCCAACTATAGTGTTGACCCCTATCTCTATCCAACTCTGTTTAACGCTTTGTGACATTAAAATAAATCATTCATTACACAATCGTAAACAAATCCGTCTACATCACTTAGTTCGTCTAACTGCTCTACAGTCATTTCTTCACCTTTATACTCTGCATAGCTTATATAAGCGTCAGAGAAGTCAGGATAATCAGCGAAGTCTACTCCGCCTAATTCAATACTTTCTACATAATTTAAATCAAATTTCATATCTTTAGTTATTATAAGTTAAACATTCCCAACCAATCACTTCGTAATCGTTGTTATACACTTCTACTGTTTCATCACACTCAGGCACACAGCTTAACAATGTTAATGCTATTATACCAAGTATTAATGCTGCCGTTATTTTATCTTTTATATCCATATTAGTTACTGCTTATTCCTACGTTTATAGTTTCAAATGTAGAGTTATATTCTTTCCATTCAAATCCTTTTAATATTAATGAAACTCTCTCATCGTAAACAGACTTTTGAGAGTCTGTTAACTTTCTATAGGCTATTTCATTGTCAGTTAGTCCTGCATTATTAATCTTCTCCATTCTCTTAGTATCAGCTATCTGTCTAAGCCTTGTAAGAGTAGTCATACTAGATTCTACTTTATTTTCTATACCGAAGAACTCATTGTAAGCTTCTTGTATGTGTTTTTTACTCATAGTATACTCAAACAGGTTAGTCCTAGCGTGTATAAGTGTAGAATAATCTCTATTAACTAAATTAGCTATCTCTGTAGTAGATGCTAAAGTGTAATCTAATGACATCTTAAAGTATAATACTCTTAAATCTACATAATGATTACTTCTTACTTTGTCACCTATATTAACTCTGAATTTCTCATTAATAAAGTCATATACTTCTACAAGTTCTTTGTAGTAACTTTTTATTTTTTGTCTTCCCATTTTATTTAGTTTTAGTTATTGTTCTGCAAACATACGAAAATTATTTCATATATACAAGTCTTGAGGGTTATTTTTATAAAATGTAATAGCTTTCTTTATCCCCTCAGCTATCTCATATTCTTCTAACTCCACTTGTTTAGTGAGTTCACGCTCACAATACTCTATCGTATAATCTTTTGACATTAGATTAAAATAAAACATTGCGAACGAGTTATCTATTTTCTCCTCTATTGTATCTCCCTTATAAAAGTCCATACTAAAATACATCGAGTTTAAGCAGTAGATATGTCTTGATTAACTTCTCACGACCTTTGCTCTTATAAAGTTCCTTATACAAGCTTAAAACGACTCTCATCATACCAAACTCGCTAAGACCTTTAAGATTCTTTTCACACCACTTAACACCATAACCTTTACAAACTAAAACATTATCAGCTCTATCCCCAATAACCATCTGCTCCCAAAAATTATAAAGAGCCTCTTCCTTTGAAGTGTAATCAAACTCCTTCTTGCG